GGATGCACCTGTTTGTGCAATACCGATAACGGTTGCTTCTTTTCCAGATTCAGTTTCAGAACCAATAAACTCAATAGAAGTTCCGACTGCAATTCCTCTCTTAATTTCTACAGCTTGTCTAAATCCAACTGCCTGAGTCAGAGGAGTATCAAGAACAACAGTGATCCTATTTGGTTCTGATGTTCCAGGACTGATAAACGGTCTAATGGTTCCAATACCAATAGAGTTTGTTCCAGCAACGAAAGTATCACCAACTCTGATAGAGGTTACGTGATTATCTCTTCCGAATAGGTATCTGTCGAACAGGGTTACTTCAGATTGACCGATGGCTCTAAGACCGTGAGCATGATAGTGAAGGGATTGTGTTGCGATTCCACTTGCCTGAACTCTGGCGAAGGTGGCACCAACAGAAACAACAGAAGCAACTCCAACAGGAAGATCACCACCACCAAAGAGAACAGTATCTCCAGCAGTAACGTTTTCTCCAGAGGGATTACCAGAAACAAAAATAACAGTAGATCCAATACCAACTCTAGCGTGGTTGGTAGTTGTTGCCAGTTTGACTGTTCTGAACTTAGCAGAATTAGTCATCTGGTTATGATTAGGATCATGAGTCGCAGACTTAGGCGACTGAGTGATCCTATAGTTTACATTCTCAATCATACCATGACTCAGACCTGCAGTCGAATCAATGGTCAACTCAAGTGTGCTACCAATCGCTACGATTACAGCGTCACCATGATAATTTTTAGGACCGTCAAAAGGAGTACCAAAACTAATTACATCTCCAACAGAAGCAGATCCAGCTTCACCAAAAGAAGTAGCTGTTCCTACAACTCTATTCGTACCATATTCGAGAGTGACAGTACCCCCCGAAAATACATTGTCGTTATTACCCCAGAGTGCCATGTCTCGTCTCTATTAAATGTTTTGCTAATTAATATTTATAAAAAGGATAGATTGCAGTTCAATCCTCCTCGCGGTTTTTAATTGCCTTTGCGACAACTTCTAATAACTGATCATCCATGTCAGTCTTGGTCAACTTAACTGCCTTAGCAAGAATAATAAGACAGATCTCAACCATTTTCTCACCCAATTCCTCATTCTCTGGAATTTTTGTAACTGCATCTTTGATGATTTTTGAAGCTAGTGGAAGTAGAAATGCAAGCATGATGACCTCAGTAGACTATATTCTATATATCGTTATTCTTTGTTAGAAACATACCTTCCCAACTTTTTATCATAACGTTTTACTTCACCAGGACGAAGACGGTCTCTTGCTTCCTTTGTCTTTCCAACAAACTTACCAAACTTCATTTTTCGATCTGCCTTAGCAAACTCTTTTTTCTCCTTGTCATACCTATCATACTTAGTTTCTTCAGAGACCTTTTTCTTACCTTGGCAATGTGCTCTCTGAGAAAATCCTTTTGGATTATTACAATCGATAGATTTTTTATATTTGTCAGACCAACCTTCATTCATTTTCTTGGTCTTCTTTTTCATTGAATTGATATATTTTCTATAGACTGCTGCCTCAGAGGTTTTGCCCATTTCTCTTGCTCTCTGTTCCATGGCGACTGCTGCCTGGATTTTGTGAGCATGAGATCTTGATGAATTACGAATCTTAGAAACCGATGCTTTAGCAGTAGCAACATCTTTAAATCCTAAACCATGAATAGTTCCCTTAGGATTCTCATCAGTGTATAAGTCAGAGTGCTTCTTAGAGTTAGCAGGTTGACCTTTCTTTCTAGGGATACGAGGATTTGATTCCTCATTTACATCACCAGAGTTATCACCTTTATGCAAGTTCTTGAATAGATGTTTATGAAGTGGTTTTGCCTTCTTCATAATTTTATCTTTCTGAGAAAAAGTTTTTTCCTCTTTGGCAACTTTCTTTTCAGGAAGTTTCTTATGTTTAGTAGATGCAAAGTCTTTCACATCACTCTTCTTCATGTCAGCAGCTGCTTTCGCAGTCTCAGGAGTAGTCGCTGCCATCTCACCTTTTTGAATGGCGCGAACTATTCCAAAAAAACGTTGCTGCTTCTTAGATACTGCAGGCATCAGTCACCTCTATAACGAGAACCCGGACGAGGACCAGTTGCATCTGTCATTCGTTCAGCATCTGTTCTGGTATCCTTTTTTGCTTTCTTAGCAGCACTTCTCATTTGAGCAGCACGTTGCTTCTCACGATCACCAGGTTGATATGGTTTTCTCTTTGCTGCTGCTTCGCGAGAGATTCTCATCTGATCAGCAATACTCAGTTCCTTTGCCTCACCCATTGCTTTTGTGGGTTCTGCTTTTGACTTATCAAGTTCCTGTCTTCTTCTCTGAGCAATCATCTTATCGAGCATTGCCTTCTTTTTCTGCATCTGAACTTCTTGAGGAGACATTTCCTCACCCATGTGATCAGCAGATTTATAACGCTTGTCACCTGCCATCATTTTCTGATATGCAGGAGTGTTACCTTTTTTATCAGCGTTGGTGACGACCATACGCTTGTCTTCAGACTTTTTTGGCGTTTCTCCGCCTCCGTAGACTGCCTCATCAACATTCTCTTCTTTCAGTTTGTCAGCGACTTTAAGTGCTGCCTTTCTCATACCACGCTTAGCGGAGGTTTTGATTCTCTGAACCATAGGTGATGCTGCTCTCTTAGCATCTCTAGCAGCATGATATCCTTTGTATGCAATTTTACCAAGGAAACCCTTTGCTTTCTTCTTCAATTTGTCTCTGGTTCTTTCAGATTTAGGTCCTTCAGTGTCATGACCCATAGTTACTTTTGCTTCTTCAAGGGCATGGTCTACTGCCTCAGGATCATGTCCTTCATCAACTAGTTCTTGACGAAGACCCTCTACCATGAAATCATACTCACTGATCTCAGTCATTTCGATGAGTTCCCCTCCCATCTCCTCAACTGCTTCACCTAATTTAGGGTTGATTTTGATTTTATTCTTTACGTTCTTTTCTTTGATAGGTTTAGAGTCAATATCGTCAGTCATGATCTCGGAGAGGTCTTGCCTCCAGGATGAATATGCTTCCTTCATAGACTTCTTCATAAGTGCAGATTTACGTCCTGAAGGATTAGTCATAGCAATTCTGCGTTGCATCTGTTTGTTGACTTCTTTTTCATCACCAGCAGCAACTGCTCTTTGCTCTTTGTCATATGCTTTTTGAGTCTGACGTTGCATCTTCTCTTTAGGAAGTGCCTTGTACATTTCATCCACATTATCAACATCCTCTTTCTTGTATTGAGGATGGTCATCCAGTTTCATACCACGCTTCTTTTCGAGACGTGCTTTGCGTTCTTTGGTGCCCTTTTCAGGATCTTCATCACGGACACCTTCGGACATTCTCTTCTTCATTGCCTTGCCGATTGCCTTACGACGTTTCATCAAGTAAGAATCGGTGCTGTCCTTCTTACCGTCATTATTGACATCACCGTCTTCCTTTCCGACAGGATCAAGTGACTCATTAGTTGGAGGGGGAGGAAGTTTTTTGCCCTTTAGTTTTCCTTGTGCCTGAAGTTTTCTGTCATAGGCAAAGACATCGACCTTATTCTTTTTCTTCGCAGCATCTATGCGAGCAGCACCCTTAGGATCAATTATTTCATTAACCTGCTCAACCTCTTCAAAATGAGGGTTCTTCATTGAAGTCCCCATCTTCTCCATATCTTTACGTGCCTTTTCATTATTCTTCTGACGCTTTTTCATATCTGGTTCCAGATACGTGTCGTCTTTTTTCTCAGCAATTTGCTCTAAGTAAATCTTTGAGAGGGGATTCAAAGGATTAGGACCAATACCATTAGACATGGGAATTCGCTACTTTCTTTTCTTATTCTTATTTATGAAATTCTTAATACTAGATGTTCCTGTTGCTGCCATTGCATTTTTAAGATATCCAGTCGTACCATCAAGAGTATTAGGTTTACCAGGAACTCTCATACGTCTATCCATTGTTTTTTCAGTATACTCCATAACATCACGTATCCAAGACTTAAACATATAGTCTTCTTTAGTTACACAGATTAAATGATTGGTCCCTCTACGGACAATCTTCCCAATCAAACCAGTGTGAAGACTTTCAACAATATCACCGATCTTATAGATGACTCCATTTATGTACTGCTCACGAAGTCCTTTAGCATCAAATCTAGGAGCAATCTCCCACATCTCTGCAACTTCTTTCTTCTTCGCTTTGATTTTCATACCAGAACGAACAGCATCAAAGAGTGCTTGAGTATCACCATCATCTAATTCTTTAGGAGTGCCGCGACGGAAAGCATCAAAGTCATCATCAACCACAGCCTTTCTCATTTTGGATGCTGACATACCCTCAACACCTTCAGCATCCGCATCTCTTACACCAGCAGAAATGACACGAATCAGATCAAAATTATAAAGATCTCCATTATACTTCTGTGCCAAATTCTCAAACTCAGATTGACGATCTGATCCTACAACGATATTAACATTCTTATATCCTTGTTCGTCTGCTGTTGTAAGAACATTAAAGATAGATTTCATTTGATCATCATTAACAATATTCTCCTCATAGTCGGGGAACATCTTCTTCATAAATCCAATCTTCATGTCAGGATCAAGTGGATTCTTCTTAGGATCCTGAGAACGTGAAGGATAAATCTTCAAGTCTTCCCCTGCTGCTGCTTTCTTTGCGGCAGCAAGAAGTTTGCCATGTCCTACAGTAGGGGGATTGAAACGACCAAATGTAACGGTCAGAGTTTCTGTAGTCTCTCTAGAACCTTCTCCACCCTCACCTGCTTCTGCTTTCTTTGCGCCAGTCGCCTCAGGTGCAGTTTTCTTAGGTTCTTCTTTAGGTTCTGGTCTTGCTGCTGCTTTTGGTTGTGTAGGTTTGTCATCCTCTACTTTCTTTTTCTTCTTATCAATAAACTTTAACTTACCATCTTCAGTAGTCGCAACAAATTTTCCACGGGAGTCTAACCAACCACCGTGTCCATCACTCTTTAGGTTCAGTTTTTTCGCCTGCATACTTGCTTGCGACTGCGCCTCTGTCAGAAACTGAAAGAAACTTTTCATTGATATTGATAATCCTTATACATTATTTAGTAAATTTTCAAAAATGGTCCATTAGAATTACCAAATTCTTTTTTTGCACCATAGTAAAGCGCAGTACACCATTCTTTTGATTTACCTTTCTTTGCTATTGTCACCCAAATATTTGCCCACTCCATAGCAACTAACTTAGAAGAAAATCTTCCAGCAGAACTTCTATCTGCTTTCTTCGTTTCATACATGATTGCATAATCTAGAACTGATTCAAAACCCTCAGCAACTCTCCTATTATTTTCATATACAGCAACCTCACCAAAGTCAACCATACCAGAAGAATCTAACTTCTTATACAAATCAATCCAGTATCGTTTAGCAGAATCAGTCCACTCACCAACAGGGGGGATGTTTTTATCCTTTGCTGCTGAAGTTGGACGATTTAATCCCATACCCTCAAGAAAAGAATCTAATGCAATACTGGAAACTTTACCAAGTTTAGCCCCAGCATCCTTTCCCTTTGGTGTAAGATCTGTTTGAACTAGATTCCTTTCCTTGGAATACTGAAAGTTTCTAGACTGCCCATGAATTTTGCCACCCATAGCAGTTTCCACATCAAAACCAAGTTCACCAGTATCAAATAAAAATGGTTTCTTCTTTCCTAATGTCAATGTGCATTTCAAAGATCCCTTAACCATATCAACTTCAGTCGGTATACTCTTTCCTCCGGCATTAGCAACTTCTGAAGAAGCGTTCTTTTTATTTTTTGCAATTGCTTTTAAGGAAACTCCAATAAGCAATTTTTCATTCAGAGTCTCTCTCATGTAAGCATTAAGCAATCCTAGTTTTGCTTCTTTAGACATTCCTTTTATATTAGTCAGTTCTTTTATAGTTCCCTCAATAACTTTTTTCTTACTCTTCTTGACTAATACAATATCCATGGGATTCCAACGATCCTTTACAGACACACCACACTCTATCTTTGCAATCTTCTCAATATAAGGCATTATTCCATTATCTCTGGAATATTCATACCCCTTGTTTACGCCTAAGTATTTCTTTAATGCTGCTGTTTGTTTACGGTAGGTGTCTCTCCATTCTGGTCCATACCCATCGTAGACAGACAGCATCATTTTATCTGTTGGTTCTTTTCCTTTTTCTATAACATGTTCAAAGAAAACTCTTGAACCATTTTCCTGTTTGGCAGTCTCTCTTGCGTCAGTTGCCATTACCCTTTTTAAATATTTATGGAGTTATGGGGACTCGAACCCCAAACCTCCTGCGTGCAAAACAGGCGCTCTACCAATTGAGCTATAACCCCTTGAGATATTCCTTTTCGTTTTGATAGGGAACTGTCTCTCCCGTGTATAGTTTCCATCCCTCATGAATTTCAGGAACTAACCACTGATCAACCCGATAACAGTATTTCCAATTAACGGGTTGAATACAATTAATTACTACTACAGTCCAAAATGCTGTGATGTAGTTGAAAACAGTGAGCATTAAACGTCGCCTTCTTGGCGATTTTCAGAATAGTGGACATCGAAGTTACCACCAGGATAACGTTTCATAAGTTTGTCAACATTCATCTCAATCACCTCATCAAAGCTAGTATCGAGTGCCATACATGCCTGTGCTAGATACCAACAGATATCACCCAGTTCACGCTTCATATGAAAGATATTCTCTTCAGTGTATGGTTTGCCCTGGAAAAGAATTTTCTTTACAACTTCAGTGAACTCACCAGACTCCGCAGTTAGACCAAGAGCAGCAGTGAGCAACTGAGAAGTATTAGTTCCAGTTACTTCAAGTTCAGCAAGACGAGATGCCATTGCACCATAGTCAAGACTAGGTTCACTGGTAACTTCTTTTACAAACTCAACGTATTTTTCGGTATCAACTTTAGTCATCAGAATTTAAATCCGTCGAACGACTTCTTAGGTTTTGGTTCTTCATAAGTATACTCTTCATCCTTCCCACTGTCAAGAATATCTTCTTGTGCAGATTGCTCACAATCATACAGACGCATCTTGGCACGATCAATACCAACCACAAACCTCTTGGAAATAGTTGGATCATTATATCTATTCTTCAACTGCTTCACCATAATTTGCCCGAGTCCTTCAAGATCTTCAGTTGAAATAAGGGCAAACATAAGATCAGCAGTAGCAGGGAGACCAAAGGACTCAGAGGTATCAGTAAGTTCAACATCACTGCTACCATAACCAGAACGAGTGGTCTGCGTGGCAGAAACGATAGGGACGTTTGCTTCGCAAGCCAATCCTCTAAGTTCTTCAGCAATAGCCTTGACAACTGTATATGAATTGACATTGCTGCCTGCGCGATACCTTTCGGAAGCACATATATTAAGGTAATCAATGAAAATAATATCAGGTCTAAATGACTTCTTAAGTGCAAGTTCATTAAGAAGTGATCTAAAGTGTCCCGCATGTGCAGATGCCGTAGGATACTCCTTAATAATTAGAGATCCTTGAGTTTTTTGTGCCAGTTTTGTCACCTTATCCTCAAACATTAACTTAGGAAGATCGGTTATCTCCTGGATTGGTACATTAAGAAGGTTTGCATCAATTCGTTCTGCAATCTTTTCTTCAGCCATTTCAAGCGTGATGTATAGCACGTTTTTTCCGTTAAGGAGTGCCGAAGCAGCGACATGGCACATAAACAAACTCTTACCGACACCAGTGCCAGCGAGAGCAATATTAAGCGTCTTGTTAGGGAGACCACCTTTCGTAATCTTGTTGAAATACTCAAGGTCGAACGGGATGAGATCTTCCTTTTTGTGGTATGATTCGTATCTTTTTTCATAATCAATCAGGTAATCGTGACCGATATTTGTATCAAAAGAAACTGCCAATGCATTTGACAGAATACTAGGAATAGCACCTCTATCTTTCTCTTTATCCTTCCCATCTGCAAGAGCAATGGATTCCATCAGTGCCAGATAAATGGCACGGTCTCGGCACCACTTCTCTGTAGTATCACACAACCAATCGTAATCAGTTGGAACATCTTCAAGATAACTAATCAGCTTAGTAATTTCTTGAAAAGAAGTATCATTAATATCTTGACGCTTCTCTACCTCAATACAAAGAACTTCTTTGGTTGCAGGTTGATTATATTCCGTGACAAATTTTTCAATTTCCTCAAAAGTAATCTTTTGATGAGGATCTTCAAAGTAATCTGCTTTGATAAAGGGAATAACTTTGCGAAGATACTCCTCATTATACAATAGATTTCTTAAAATCAGGATTTCAACTTTGTCCATGAGGAATGTCAAATACAAATGTTATACGTGTCTCATCACCGATATTAACAGTGCCATGAGGTAATTTATTATTGAACCACAGAAGAGTGCCTGGTTCAACGATGACACTTTCCTCTCCACAAAAATACTGATACCGTCCAACAATAGAGAGATGGTATCTATTTCTAGTGAGGTAATATGCACCTTCGTCGATATGTGCTCCTACAATCTCATCAATAGGAAGTGAAAGAAAACCGCATCTGTGAATTTCTGCATTCTTAAAGTGCTTGCGTATGATCTTTCGGATCTCACTATGATGTGTATAGGCAGGGGTTTTGATGTTGATCTCAGAGTCCCCAACAAAGTCTTCCTTATTACGAACCCCACCTATTATAAGTTGAAGTGCGCTAACTGGCAAGTCAGCAAATCCTCTATCAACTAAGGACTGGGAGTCCTTCAGATTCTTTTGATGGTCCCAGTCCTGAGGATATTTCTTTAGTTGTTCAACTACCTTTTTGACGTTTATCTTCGTTTTTAGTATTTTTATATTTTCCAAGATACTTGTCACTTTCGGGGTCAGTAATTAGAGTCATTCCAGAATTAATAAATTCTTTACTTTTATCTACACTATGTCTTGTATTACGATCCATAACTAAACTCCTCTTTAGCAATCTCATCCAGTTTCTCCATCACCTCATCTGTGAAATACTTCTCAGGATTCTTGTAGATTTCTTTGGCATAGACTTTCTTACCGTCTATTT